ACAACTTGCCTTGTGTTGATTATACCACAGAATGAGAAAGCGGGCAAGCGTACCTTACAACTACATTTTAGCAGTCTGGGGGGGGGAGTCAATAGTTCCGTAGCGGTAGACAAAAGCAAAGTGGGATTTTGTGGGGAAAATTCACACGTTTTATCATTAAATTCGCCAAGATACATCAGAACGAAGTCCTCATGATAATCATGGATAATATTGGAACGCTCCGGAGTAGAAGCCTGATTAACCATAATTTGAAATTGACGGATAGCCATAGCATTATTTTGTTGAACGAAAGGCGGGTTCATCAGCTCACCCTTGCGGTCATAAATACAATAAAGTTTCATTAATTCACCTCATTATCTAGAGAATCAGCTTTTAAAATACACAAAAGCTTATTTCTGCACCCTTCAGCAACTTCAAAGTAAAAACCACACCAAAGGAAACATTTGCCAAATGATTGAACACGTTTGCAATAAGAGCGATAACGTCCATAGGTAGGAAAACATGCTTGGCGAGAAAGAATTTCCTCAACAGCTTTAATAGTAGAAGGCTTAAGAGTGCATTTAGTACCAATGAAAGAAGAAAAATAGTAATCTTTTAACATATTGCTTACCTCACTTTCTGTATATATTATATCATGTGAAATAGCAACTGTCAACAACTTTTTGCAACTTTTTACAACTTTTACAAACCTAAATTATCAAAATCACGCTCAAATTGTTCCTGCCGGTGCTTTAAAATCTTCTCCTTGGCTTCCAGCCTTTTACAATCAATAACAGCAGCCTTAGCATTTTCGGCCCTTTGCTGCTTGTATATACTATACCAAACGGGATTGCTGCGCTCAAATAAAGTTTGATAATAGCGAGGTATTTTATACTTAGCTCCATTAATTGTAACAAAGCCTAGTTTAAAAATATCCTCAGAATAACGGCCAAAATAATCAGCTCCTATACCTGGCTTAAGAGAGCTGCCGACAAACTCCGGAGATATACCTAGAGCGTCATACATGCAGGCATTTTTACCGGTCTGCTTTTTAAGACTATATTTTGCGACATAGCGGGCAGATTCAAAGGTAATAGCACCTACAGTATTAAAACCATACGGCCAAAGCCGCTCCAGAGTGGGAGAACGAAAGAGATTGTAACCAGCTGTCAACGCCGAAACTTTCCGGACATCAGCAGGAAACCAACCAAAGCAAAGAATATGATAATGCGGCCTGCGATTAAGATCGCCATACTCACCGCAACACAGAAAACGTATCTTAGAATTATCATGATAATCAAGGTAGCGACGAAGTCGCTTGAAAAAAAGCTGCAAATGATCACGATGCAACGAACAGTCAGCTGGAAGGCAATCATCGTTATAGGTTAGCGTTATAAAACAATTATGCAAATGCAGTTTTGCCTCATGAACGCACCGAATGGCCCAGTCATTGGCTTTATCCAAACGGCAGCCTAAGCATTGACCGCACGGAACGACAACAGCATAATTATTAGCTAATTCAGCCTTGGCATATTCAAGAGATTTACCGAACAACTGACGATAAGCAACAAAATTTGATAGCTCATACTTGCCGTTAGCGTTAGGCACAGCAGAGCGTTTAGCAAACATCGGGTTAAGGCAAGTCATAATACACACACTTTCTGTTACATGCGGATACCGCCGCGCATGTTACGAGATTTAAGATTTTTAAGCCGCGGAACAGCATGATTGCGAAAGTTCCGAAGAGAACTGCCGCGAGAAATTCTACTTCTTTTCATGACATTTACTCCTTAAATAAATACCAAGGGTTAAAAGGTTAATTATTTTTTCCCAAAAAGCGGGAGTAACTTTTCTCTTCTTGCGCAGCTGCTGCCGCGTGGCGAAACCCGTTTACATCGTCAGTACCTCTTTTCTGCATGTTAACCAAATCATCCTGCATGGCCAAAGAGATAGCTTTAAGACTTGCAGAGCCTTCACGGTTATACTTGCCGGTACGAAACATGTCAATAAAATCAACAACCTCTTGGATGAACGGAATAACTGTGGATACGAGAAAAGTCAAAATAGCAGTAGTTTTGTTTGACATAATTAATCACCTCATTTAGAAAAATAGTTAGAAATGCTAGAAAACAAGCGATTAGCAGCACGGCCAATGGTATTCCATGGCAAACCATCATCTGAAAGACCAAGATTTCTATAATCGGCATTACGAGAAGTTTTATAATCGTAATCAGCTTTTGCAACATTGGACAGCTGCGCATTATAAGCGGCAGAGCTGTTAGCAGCATTACCTTGAGCATACATCATAGCAGCTTGAGCGGGCATAACCACATTCATCATATACATTTGACTAGCTTTCTGAGCATCGATATATTCGCCTTGCTTCTGAGCATTGGCTAAATTCTGCTTGACTAAAGCCAAATTGTCGTTATAAGAATCAGTAGCCAATTTATTGGCAACAGAAATACCATAGGTTTCAGCATCATATTTTTTAGCACTGGAGCCAGCTAGAATAGTTTGAGCAGCCAAATTTTTAATCTGTTCATCACTCATCTTTTCGGCAACCTGAGCTTGACGATTAGCAGCCTTAGCGGAGTTACCAGCAGCAGAAGCCGACATACCAGCAGTAACACCTTCACCTAAATTGTAATTAGCAGAGAGAGCAGAAGCACCATTAACAGAACCACCAATGCCTTGCGTAGCAGCTAACATAGGATTAAGACCAGCTTTTTGCATATCTTCCATAGCCCATTGATAACGATGTTGATAGTTATAAATATTACGCTGATTAGCTACCGTTGCAGCATGGCGAGCAGCAGAGTTAGAAAGAGCACCGCCAATGATAGACGAAATGCCACCAGCAAAAGCTCCAGCAGCAGAGCCAAGAAAGGAACCCATCTAAATCACTCCTTTTTTAGAAATGACCCATCATGCCGGGTATACCATACATAGGCATAGGACGAATGCATTTCAAGTTAAATTTGACATCTAACAAGAAATGAGGATAGGACGAAACAGCAACTACGCGACTAATAGGCGGGTGGTCTTGAATAAACTCATCCGAAAGCGTAGGCAGCGTAGCAAATTTCTGTGACAAATGCCAAATGTCTAAAGGTTCTTTATAGGTTGAGCGGAATTGACCGGTAATCAAAGACGGCTTATAACGATATTCTGCATAGCGTTCTTGATAGCCAAATACCTTTTTATCATCTTCATTTCCTTGGCAATAAATTTCAATGTTTTGAATAGCCTGTTCTCCTAAATGAGCAAAGGACGGCCAATAGAAGTCGAGTACATCAGAACGCAGCCACATTTTATTAATACCTTGCTGGTAAGTTAAGTCAGCACGCACATTTATTAAACCTATTACATAACCAAATTCACTAAAGGATTTCGTAAAGGCATGATAACGCTGGGCGTTAAGGCCGTATGCAGCTAAATTACCTTGTGGAGTGGTAGAATCGGTTGAGCTTGTTTGAGTAACCGGATTAATATTCATCATGCTACTATGCGAGCCGAGAAACTCAGGACGTTGAAGCCGTGCATCCGGATTAGTTACGCCAAAATGCGCTTGAAGTTTTTCAGTATAACGAGTACCACCACGAGCATCAATTTCATAGTATCTTTGGAGCATAAACGCTTGACGAAGCGAATTAATTGTTATAGAGGTAGCTGATGTTAAATCAACAGACCAACCATTAATACCGGAAACCGGCACATTAGAAGTAGCTTTGTCAGTCCATGAAGTAGAATTAGTTTCGTAAGTATAAATGCCACCGGCAGGAGAACCATTAGTAAGAATACCGGTTGCTTTATGCTGCCTGCCGTCAGAAGAATTATACATGGAAGCACTAGGTAAACTGATAGTAGCTCCGGAAGCCAAAGACAAATTAGCAGATGTACCTAAAGGCAAATCAACAGCCGGACCTTTCTGCGGCCAAGGCAGCGCACCGGTGAAATAGTCATATCTTTTTCCACGAGGAGCCGGGTCATACCAATTAGATACACCGGACGGCAAACCATAATTAGGGTTAGCGGTAGATTGTCCCATAGGATCAAGAACAGTGTTAGTTTCGCCTTTGCTAACCTTAACAGACTTTTGCAGGTTCTCATCGCGGAACCACTCATTCCAAATGAGCCAATACGAGCGGAACGGCAAACAATTAACAGAAATATTATTGAAAGTGCCATTACTGCAAGCAATACCCATATAATCGGGGAGCTTGTTTGTCATATCGCCGGTTAAAGAAACAGTAGGAACTAAATAGTCAGTAGAATCTTCAGGATTTTCCTGCTCACCGCAAAGATTCACCCATTTATCATAGACAAGACGGGACGGAACGAAAAAGAAAAAACTTTCAATATAAATGTTATCCATAAACGGAACAACCGGAGTAGCCAAACGACAGAACTCCACGGGATTAAGAGTGAACGTATCGCCTGGAATTACTTCGTCGACAAAGTAAGGAATAAGCTGGCCTTCATTAAAGGTTGTCTTATAAACATGACTTCTATCGAACACGGAGCGGCGAATATTAGCTTGTGGAATCATCGCGAAATGCGACTGATTAACACGAATATCACGAGCCATTTTTAAAATCTCCTTAATTTTATTAAAAGACCAAAAAGCACGAGAACGGCATTTTTGTTATCAAATCAGAAGGGAATTAAAAATAAATAAAAGGCTTATTTTTGAAGGTTTTTCTGATTTTGTGTCACCTTGACCAGTTACTATCAAGTAGGTAACTGGTCAAGGTGACAAGGTTATTATTCTACATAAGTGAATATTAGCATATAAATTATTTTTGCTGTGAATTACTCTCTCCTGCTACCGGAGTGACAGGTTCTACCGGAGTATCTACAATAGCTTTAGGTTTAAGACCTAACTCTTCAAGCCTAGATACAACTTTAGCGTCAGTAGATGTTAGAGCATCAAGCAGCATTCGTGGGTCATTGCCAAATTCAGCACGAACGCTAGAAGGCAAGTCTGCAAACTCTGCATTAACATTAGCAACAAGGTTGCAGGCTGTTTCATAATCCGGGAGTAATGTAGTATCACCATACTGCAAAGTAGCCGGGTCATGTGCGCCAACAGAATCGACAATGCCGGTTGTGTTGAAGTTGGCTATAATATGATGAATATCGCATTCCTCGGCAAATGTTTGGTCAGCAAGCGAAGGCTGTGTAATCTCAACATAAGGTTTAGGCGGTTGCTCATCGTAAAGCGTATAAAACTTAGCCATGCGTAAAAATCTCCTTTCTTAACCTAACAAGGCGCGCAGGTTAGTTTTGCGTAAGGCTCAATTCTCGTCCGCGATTGTTACAAAGATGTGAAGCGATTGTTCCAGCTGGCGAACAGCAAATCCAATCATACCGGCATAGCCGGTATATAAAAACAAAAAAGACGCTCAACATTACGCTGAACGCCTTTAATGTGTTGTGGTATTACAACTTGCCTTGTGTTGATTATACCACAGAATGAGAAAGCGGGCAAGCGTACCTTACAACTACATTTTAGCAGTCT